GTGCTAAGGCTACTAAAGATTCAGCCAATACTTCATTACAAGCTGGACGAGAAGCCAATGCAGCCAACCTTGAAGCAGCACGTATAGCTGCTGAGGCAGCGAAATTTAAACCATACAGTATTACATCTGGCTTTGGTCGGGGCTTCTTTGATACAGAGAAGGGCACTGCTGGCTACGAGATTGATCCTCGTTTAGCTTCCTTTAGAGACACCCTCTATGGACAAGCTGAGCAGACAATGGGAGGCATTGGTACTCCTGAAGAAGTAGCTCAGCAATATTACCAACAGCAGATGGGCTTGCTTGCTCCTCAAAGGACACAAGAAGACATCATGGCACGTGAGCGTAGCCTACAAACAGGACGTATAGGCCTTGGTGTTTCTGCTGGCTATGGTGGTGCAGGAGATGTCTCTGGTATGTTGAACCCAGATGACTTTGCACGTATGCGAGCACGTGAGCTTTCTAATGCACAGATTGCTAATGAGAGTACAACGTATGGACAAAATCTAATTGATAAACTTATTGCTCGTGGAACAGGTTTGTTCACTGCTGGCGCTGGTGTTGAACAACTTGGTATGTCGCCAATGACTATGGGTGCTGACATTGGTAATAAGGCTTCTATTTCTCAAGGCCAACAAGCTAATGCTTTGTTGCAGGGAGGCATGGCTGGCTCTAGAGCTATGTTAGACGCAGGAACCAATGCTGCACAATATAATCTTGCTGGTAACTTAGCACTAGCAGGAGGCATCCAGCAAGCTGGTAAAACCATTGGTGGTATGTTTACACAACAACCACAACAGCCAGTATCCACTCCCTTTTCAGATTATTGGAACTATGGAGGTTCTTCTTCAGACCCAACTCAACCAAATAATCCAATGTCTGGCATACGTTTTAGATAAGGAATAAAGATGGCAACAACAGTTGAAGGACTATTTAATTTACCAACAGCAGCACAGGCTGGTCAGCAATACCTTGAAGGTATGATGTCCTCTCCTGCCCAACTGAACCAGCTTAGCTTGTTACAACAGGCAGTGGCAATGGGACGTGATGCTGGTGCTGGTGTAGGCTATGTTGGTGGACGTTTGTTAGGTGGTAAAGCTCCTGATGAGATTCGCATTGAGGGTGTGAACCAAGCAATGGCAGAAGCTACTAGAATTGGTGGCACAGATGCAGAGATATATGCCAATCTAGCTAAGGGCTTGGCTGCTCGTGGGCTTACACAAGATGCTATGGCTGCAACAGAACGTGCTCGTACTGCTAAGCGTGATGAGCAAGCAATGACATTGGCAGCAAGCCAAGAAGCTCGTGCTGTTAAGGGTGAAGATCGTGCTGTCTCTGCTGAGCAACGTGCTCTGTTAGAAGAGGAACGTAGAGTACTTGCTGCTAGACAAGCATCAGAAGAATATACACAACGCATGAAAATATATCCTCTTGAGATTCAAGCGAAAGACTTGGCTCTCAGGAAAGCTGAGCAAGACCTTAATGGTGCTATGGGTGAGGCTACTATGGCTCAAGAAGCTTTGACCAAGGGAGTAAATCCAAAGACTGGTCAGCCATTAACAGCGGAAGAGGAAAGAGCTTTAAGAGCACGCCTTGCACAGGCACTTCTGGCAATCAATGCTGAGGCTACTAGAATTACTCAAGAGAGAGCAGAGCATGAGCTTAAGATGAAGAAGTATGAAGCAGATATTAATCAAAGCAATGCAGCAGCAGCAGCGTCTAAGACAGCTAGTGGCATGGGCGCATTTAAACAGAAGGCTACTATTCAAGTTCCCGGATTTACTCCAATGGACAAGCCTACAACCTACGAGGTTGGTACAATGAATGGTTATGGACAGGTGAGAGGGAAGGATGGTAATCTGTATAACAACGTAAATGAAGCCGCACGTGCACAAGGCATTGGTGGTGCTGCCGAAGCCCCTGCTGCTTCTCCTGCTTCTCCTGCTGCTACTCCTGCTGCTAAACCTACTAAGAAACCTGATCCAAAGTCTTTCTTTAGAAGCTCAGAGCCCGGAGCTTATACAGACCCAATGGGAAATTAAATGGCAGACTATTATGCCTTAGAAGATGCTCTTGCTGCTGGTCTTACTCCAGCAGAAATTGTTCCTGCCTTAGCAGATAGGAACAACTATGACTATCAGGCTGCTCGTCAAGCAGGAGTTACTGATGATCAAATTATTGCTACCCTGATGGGAGAAACTTCTTTTACAGCAGCCATGAAGCGTTTCATCAATGCTGGTGGCAGCAGTATTAAAGGGGCAGTAGACCTCTTCGGTGGCCTTGATAAAGAGAGAGCTTTAGCAGAACGAACAGCAGCACAGATTGCTTCTGCCAATGCTCCTGTTTCTGGCATGGTTGGTGAGTTTGCTGGCGCTATTGCAGACCCTGTTACAGCCCCTGCCTTTGCTCTTAAAGCCTTGAAGGGTGCAACCCTTGTTGGCACTATGGCTAAGCAAGGCGCAGTGCAAGGAGCCACTGGTGGCTTCTTAGAGCCTGTCCTCACACCAGAAGAAAGCCGCTTGAAGAATACCATTGTTGGTACTGCTGTCGGTACTGTCTTTGGTGCTGGCCTTGGTAAGGCAAGTGATGAGGTTATTAAGTTTCTTGATAACAGAGCCATCAAAGCAGCAAACACAGACACCACTAAAGCTGCCATTGATGATGTGGCTAAGTTTATTGATAACCCACCAAGCAAACAAGCAGCAGAGCTACAGGCACAAGCAGTTGATTATAGTGTTCCTGCCTACTTACGTAAAGCAGAAGCTGAAGGCACTCCTGTTCCTGCTGTGCGTGAGCCTCTTGACCCTGTGCAAGCCAAGCTTGTTGAAGACCGCATTGCTAAGACAGAGGCTGAGATTGCTAAGCATGAGGCAGACCTTGCCAATGTACAGAAGCAACAACCAGAGAAAGAGGTTGGTGACTTCCTTGGTTTAAAAAACCCAACTAAAAGACCAACAGAGAAGCAAGTAGCTGCTTTGTTCAAGGCTCCAGAAGGACAAGACCTTCCTGCTAAGTTTGGCCTTGTTGCTCCAACACCAGAAGCCCCTGCTAAGCAAGTGGCTGCTTTGTTTAAGAGTGCAGCCCCTAGTGAAGTTCCTGTTATCAAACAACAAATCGTTGAAGCTGCAAAGCAAGGAACAGCACAGCAATATTTAATTAGACAAATTGAAACCAAGAAGGCCGAGGTTGAAAGACTTAAGGCTGCTGTGTCCCCTGCCCCTAGAGAATTCCCAATACAAGTCGAGACAAGACAAGGAGCTTTGCCACAACAAGTGGCTGCTCGTGATGCTCGTGTACAACAAGTGTTGGAACGTACAGGCAGAGCAAAACCAATGCCTCCAGAAGCCCCTAGAATGGCTCAGGAAGCCCCTGTTCAAGGGGTTCCTATGCCAACCCCTACGGAAGTACCTACTGCTCCTACAAGAGGCTTCCAAAGTGGTGGCTCTGCTGCCACCCCTAGAGAGCTTCTGTATGCTGAGAGCGTTCCTTTCCCTACCAATGCAGAGAAGCTGCTTACTGGTGGACAAACACGTGGTGCTAACGTAGCCCCTGTCTCAGACAATGAACAATTGAATGATCTGTTCTCTAAGGCTGTTGGTGTCCTTGGTGCTAAGGGCAGACAACTGCGTGGACGTGGAGAGTTTGGTGGTAGCCTTGAAGGAACAGTGAAGGCTGGTCAGAAGGCTGCTGCTCGAATGGAAAGAGAAGAAGGCTCAATAGAAGATTGGGTATTTAAACAGAATGATGATGGTACATTCCCTAACATCGACAAGAGTTGGAACAGGGCTGAAGTCGAAGCTTTCCGTCCTGTCTATGAAGAAGCTAGAGCCACACTATCTGCAAACCTCGCTGAGATTAATCGCTTGCGTGATGCAGGAGAACTTACTGACGATGCTTTACAAACACTAACATACAGAAGCCAGCTACCAATTGGTATTCTTGGTATCTATCAGGGACAGAGAACAAAAGCTTCTGACACCCTCAATGCTTTCAAGCTGGCTAAGTCACAGTTTGAAGATGGCAAAGAAGTTAAAGGACTATTTCAACCCGGTGTTGATTGTCAATAAGGAATAATATGGCTGGTAAATTTGATCCAAAGTGCACATTGAACATCCTTGAGATGGCTGATATGCACAAGCTTGTTGATGACATTGTAAAGAATGGTCAGCTAACACAAGCAGAAGCTAACGCTTTGAAGAGTGAACTAACAGGACGCATCATTAAAGAAGGTGCAAGCTTTAAGAAGATTAGAGCAATGACTGCTGAGTATATTATCAATGGCTACCTCACTGCCCCTACAAACATCTCAACCAACATTATGTCTGGTGCTGGGCAAGTGCTATTCAGTCCATTGTTACGAGAGATGGAAGCCATTGCTGGTAAGGTGACAGCAAACAAAGCTGACCAACGTAAGATGGGTGAAGGCCTTGTTATGCTCAAGGGAATGCTCCAAGGCTTTAGTGAAGGCATGGACTTTGCTAAGGCTGGTTGGGTTACAGGCAAGCCCCTCGACTTGAAGATTGATGCTGCCTCCTTTGGCATGACAGCTAAAGAGTTTAAAGATGCTCAAGTTAAATTTGGTTTCGATGATATTAGAGGAGAGGCTCTTAAGGAAGTGTTGTATGACCAAGCAAACCAAGCCATCCCCGGCACAATAGGCAAGGTGCTACGAGTTGGCTCCAAGGCTGGTGTGGCTATTGATGAGTTCTGGAAGGCCACTCTGCGTAGAATGGAATTTAATGCTAAGGCTTACAGAGATGCTGACCTCTTGGCTGAGAAGTTTGGTGTGTCTAAAGAAGAAGCCTATGCTAAGGCAATAGAGAATCGCATGAGTCCAGATAACTGGAATGAACGTATGCGTGAGACATTCGGTGTTAAGGGAACAACAGACATTGCCAACTTTGCCAAAGAGAAAGTGTTCCAAGAAAACCTTGGTGGTCTTGCTCGTACAGTACAAGAACTCAGAGCTAAGAATCCCCTTGTTGGTGCGTTGATTATTCCTTTTGTTAAAACACCATACAACATTCTTAAAGAAGGTGCAGCATACATGCCGGGCATTGGAGCCTTGGCACGTAAAGAAATAATTGATCCACTGGTAGGCAGAGGAACAGGGAAGTTTGATTGGGCATTGGCTCAGCCTGTGCAGAGAGAGCGTCTCATTGCTAAACAAATGATGGGCATGGCTGCAACCCTATATGTCAATGCTCTTGTAGAGGAAGGGGCTATAACAGGCTCAAGCCCTAAAGGAGATTTGCCTAAGTTCTCTGTAAAGATTGGAGACTCTTGGTATAGCTATGCTCGTATTGAGCCACTAGCCACTATGTTTGGTTTGGTTGCTGACATGCATCAAACATACAATGATTATAGAGCAGACCCCAAGTGGAATAAAGAAACAGCAGATAAGATAGCTGGACACTTTGCTAAAGAAACTGCACAAAGCGTAGCTGATAACATCTTAAACAAATCTTTTGTTGAAGGTATTGCTAAAGTTATTTCTGCTGCTTTGAACCCAGAGAGATATGGTAATGCTTTCATAGAAGCCTATTCAACTACAGCTATTCCTGCTGGTGTGGCTGCTATTGCACGAGGCTTTGACCCCTATGAGCGACAAGTAGTGGGCTTCCTTGATAAGCTTAAGGGACGAATTCCTGGCCTTAGAGACACGCTGCCTGTGCGCTATGACAACATGGGACAACCTATTCAGACAAGCATTAGTGAAGTGCTTGCTGGTGTTAAAGTGTTTACACCTACAGAGCTACAGAAGCGTTTGAATGCAGTTGATGTAGACATCAAAGGTATTGGTAAGAAGGTGGGTAGGGTTGAGCTTTCAGCAGAACAACTGTCACGATATGGACAGCTTGCTGGTGGGTACTTCTCTGCTGGTCTTGAGAAGACAATGAACAGCCCACAGTGGGGAAAGCTTGATTCCTTCCAACAAGAATATTATATTAAATCAATTCTTGAGAAGAGTAGAAGTGCTGCTGCAAGACGCTTTGCTGGAGAACTATATAAAACAGACCCTCAGTTTGCTGCTGACTTCTATAATGCTATCTTAGAACAACGAGGCTTACAGGGAAAATATGAAATGAAGTAACTTGCTAGTTACCAAAAAGAAAGGGGACTTAATAGTCCCCTTTTTTGTTATTTCACAGGTTCATCTTCTAGATCGTAGAAGTCTCCAATGTAAACAGTAACGAATGGTAGCTTGATAAGTACACCAGCGAAGGCTACTACATTCTCCTCTTCACCGTTGGTAACGATGTGGCAGATGTCTTCGTTGTATTCAATATCGAAGCCAATGCCCTGACGGAATTTAAACATAATCATAATTTCTCCTTAGATTTCACAAACACCAGACACACATGCAAGCATCTGTGTACCTTCAACATTGTCATCCACTTCAACTAAGCTGTCCCAATCAATCTCTTGTGGGGTTATAGCCATCAAAGCATCGTATTGCTCTTTAGTGCAATCCTCATAAGGAGCCTGTCGATACGAGCCACCATCATAGGGCAAGAAGGACACGCCACTCATCTCATCAAAATACTCCCACACAAAAGCTCCAACTTCCATCCACTCATGTTCCTTAACAGAGATGGTGACAGAGGGCTTATGCTCACACCAGTGACGCTGGAAGATGAGCCACAAACGCAGATGCTCAAGGGCTGTTAAATCATCCCGCAACAAGGCTCCCTCTGGGGCTTTCTTAGGGAAGGTGAACACCATTGTCTGGTCAGGTTTCATCACACAAGGCTCTGCTTGAACCCCTGCTGCAATCAAGTGTTGCGTAAGAGGGTCTTTAATGTCTGCACGAACTCTACGATAATAATAGGAAGCATGACGAGCATGAATACCAGAAGCACTATCGGTAAGCTGACTGACAGTGCCAGAAGGTTTAACACATGTGATAGCTGCGGATTGTGGTATACCCAATTCTTTAGCCAGTAGTTCATTTGTCGCAATACAGACATTCTTAATTTGCTCCAGTAAAACACCCACACCCATATCATTAGGGTTATTCAGTCGTGGGTTGTCCATGATGCCTGTCATTGATACACCCAGCAGACGCTCTTCCTCTGTGTTCTTTTGCCACACCTTACGCAGATAAGGGAAGTGGGTCAAGGTGCTCTGGAATGTACCTAAGATTGTGGCTAAACGTGCCTTACGTTTCAAGCTATCAACAGTGTCATCAGAACGAACTACAATCTCAGACAGGTTACAGAACTGATATGGTCTAAGAATAATCTCAGAACATGGATTAGTTCCAAAGTCAAAGTCAGGAGAACGTCTTCCATTTTTCTTTACAATATTTTTAGCTGCTTCACGATTGAACACACCACGCTCACCACTCTTGCTCTCATACAGGCTAGTCCATTCTTGCATGAAGATGCCCATGTCAGGACGCTCTGTGTAGCAAGCACTGTTATTAGCCAATGCACGTTGTCCATCTTTCTCCCACCATGCACCACTCTTAGCATGACGCATACGGTCATCAGACAAGTTGGACAAGCTAATCATAGCACTGCGTCTGACACCACCAACAACTACAACCTCACCAATCTTACACATGATGTCATGGCACTCAAGGCTGTTGAGCTTACGTCCCTTGGCATTCTTGAAGATGTTTGTTACAAAGGCAAAGAGTTCCTTCAGGGGTTCCGGGCCACTAGCACGTCCACCAAATACCTTCAGACGAGCGCCAGCAGGACGCACCTTAGACACATCGAACTTAGGAATCTCACCTGAGTAGAGCAAGGCAATGCACTGACGCAGAGCCTTAGCCCAACCTTCTTTGCTGTCTGACACTACAATTGTGGTATCGCTGTTGAAGAGTTGTTCAGGAATCTCAGGAAGCTTCTGTATAAACTGACGTTCAACAGAGAAGCCAACCCCTGTGCCACACAGCAGGATGTACATAGCCTCATCGAAACTCTTAGGGTCATCTACAGGAAGATAAGAACAATTGTAGCCAGCAGTGTTGTCACGATCTAAGGCCTTACCAGCAGTCATCACACTACGCATAGAAGGCATAACCTCCATGTTGTAGATGGCATTGTACAATTCTTTGTACATCCCATCAGCAATAGTGTAGTCATGTTCCTTCTTTAAATGGTCTGCCATGAAAGACAAGTAACGAGCTACTGTCTCATCCCAATTCTCACGTCTTTGTTCACTATCCAAGTAACGAGCATATCGACTCTTAGCTATGAACTGCTCATAACTTCCCATATATGTCTTCATTTATTTCCTTCATTGTTTTGTAATATTCTTAGCACTGAATTGATAGCCTGAATAAGAATAAGCTGCTCTTGTAGTTCAATCTTATTTAGTGGAAGCACAGGTACAGGCCACCTTGCTCTTAAAGCATCCCAGAATTTTGTTACATCATCTGTCATCCGAGTTCCTTTTCGAGCTTGTCGGCCTTGTCCTCTAGTAAATCCATAAACCTATCAACAAGATCATCGCTGCTGATGTCCAACAATTCTAATATTGTAACACAGTCTTCTCTTCTTAGCAAGTCAGCGATGTCATACAGGGTGAGGCTCATGCGTAAGTCTCACGTAGGTAGTTAAGACTCACTGGCAGTTCATCGAAGCTACCTTCTACCACCTCATTGAACATCCACACACCAGACCATGAGCCATTGGTTTGAGGAGTTAGATACTTCTCATCATGTTGGTAGCAGATGCCAGCAAACAAGCCTGTCATACGCTTACCATCAGCCCTACGAGCATAGGCAATGCCTCTGTCCTGTACGTGCCCCATGACACAACTCATATGCTTCTTAGCAAGCATCAACGAAGGCGAGCTAACAGGCCTTCCCATAACACCAGAAGTAAAGTAATGACAATAAGCAATGCCGTCCAGCACCACAGGCTGAAGAAAATCATAACACTCCCAGCCATAAGAAGCGAGTTTAAGATCGTGATAGCCAATGAGGCCATCCAACTTTCTGTCGCTCTCAATAGCTCTTTGAATGCGTTCCTCATGGTTTCCCAATAGAAAGACAAGACGTGGGTTCCACTGTTTGTCTTTATTTCTTTTAAGACGCTC